CTTTTTCCACAACGGTCATTTGCTAGAGAAGATTCAACATTATCATTTACATCCCAATAGTTAGAACCTGTATAACCACATTCGCCAGAACGGTAAGCCCATTGGCAAATATTTCCGATCATTTGTCTTCTTGGAATTTTTACGCCCGGCAAATCTAATTTGCTTGCTAATTCAAACTCAACAATGTTTCTATTCTCTGAAGATTTTCTATCTATAAACCATATTTCCATAGGCCATTGAGCGTTCGGGTCCGCCGCAGATTCCCCGTCTAAATATTTCTTAAGTGTTTTTATTCTCCTAACCTCGGCTCCTGTTAAGTCGTTTCCTGTCGTTGTTGTATTAACAACAACTAATAAAGCTGTGATTGTATTATCTAAATTTGAAATAGTTAAAGTAGGTCTAGGGAGTTGGCCCGTTGACGAATATTCAAAACCTGAAGCCTCTACCGGCTGCCTTGAATATGGATTACCATCCCAGACAATGTTGCCGTTAATATTCGCATTGCATCCATTATGAAACCTATAAATATCGCTTGAGCCGTGTAAATCATTAGACAATCTAACTTCAAATAATTCAATAATTGCGCTTGGAGCTAATTTTGAAAGCTCTTCATAAACGCTACTAATTGCAGTCCAAACAACATTGTTATCTGTAACTGTTGACCCTATATCTGTAGGCCAGTCAGGTTCCGAACCTGAAGAAGTTCCGGCCGTTGTAACTTTAAAAAACAGACCTGTTATTTGGTCCGTTGCACCTCTTCTTATGTCGCCAAGGCTGTAGGAAGTACTAGCGGCCCACGATGCAACTGCCATTTTTTACGGCTCCGCTACTTGCTGAAAAGTAGCCGAAATAGACGCTCTATTTGCATAAGGGATTGTTTTGTTCCAATTCTTACAGATGTATTTACCTGCGGAATCTCCCGGCGGTGTCCAATCGAAAGATTCTTGACCTTTTCTTGCTACAAGAAAATTTTCAATTGTGTCTGCATCGCTTTCGCTTAAATTGTCCCATCTTGGTTGGTACATTTTTAAATCTTGATTTAATCCAAAAACCAGCCGACTCGAATAACCGTCACCGTATCGGACTTCAAGAACTCGGGGACTACTAGATTTTGCTAACCCGTAATTTGGATTTATCGAGGGGAAGTTTGCCATAAGTTAAACCGCTAATAATCCGCCCGGTCTTTTCTGACGGACTAATTCTGCCTGAATTGCTGCCCCTATCATATTGCCCAACTGTGCGGCTTGGTCGCCATCACCTTCAACTGAAGAACCAGAAGCATCAACATTGACGGACACATTGACGGAACCACCTCCACCTAATTGATTATTCGGGATAATTGTTCCAGCCTGACGAGGAACAAAAAGTTCTGGGCCTTTCTCCCCAACGATCGCAGGTTTTCCAACTGGCGGCCTTCCTCCTGCTGCAAAGCCCGGGAGTTTTAAAAACTTGAAAGCGGCATTAATCGCCATATCTAACAACATGTCCTGAATTTTATTTGCAATATTTCCAAGCATTTCACCCAATGATTGAGTTCCTTTTATTAGCCCTTTGATCCCTTGCGCCAAGCTTTGCGAGATAGTAACGCCAACCTGTTTAAATCCTTCGTCTAAATATTTTGTTAATTCAACTTGTTTTCTTAGCGAAGCTTCTGCTTTTTTATTTGCATTTTCTTTTTCTTCTTTGTTCTTTTTAAACGTTTCTGGTTCGAATTGGCTTTCGTCTAAAGTCTCAAATTTCAATCTTTCAATTGGCGCGGTCGTGCTAACTCCAAACATCCTTTTCGCCCAGTTAGGCATAGAGTTCTGTATATCAATGAACGCGTTCTTCATCGCAATAACAAGATTGCGTCCATAGAGTTTTGAAGCCGCCATTGCTCTTTTTAATCGCCTTTCAAGATCAATAAACGAATTAGCCCAAGCCTTTTCGAAATCTTGAATAATATTTATTTGTTCAATTCCAAACGCCTCGCCAATCGCTGAACTAATACCCTTGATGACTTGAAAGACAGCGCGGAAAGGTGCCGCGACAAGTTTCACCGCGACAGCAAGAAGGTCAATCGATATAGCAAGAGCGCGAATAGTTTGCTTTAATATTTCACCAGCCTCCGAACCTTCTGCAAAAATATTTTGAAATGAAACACCAAGCCGTTTTATTTGGCCTTGAAGAGTGTCCGAAGCTGTAAACGCTGCTCGAGCTGCAACGCCATTAGCCTTTTCCTGACTCTCGACTAATTCTCGATACCTTTCCATATCTTTCAATATCGGCGCCATGACCTGAATCGCTTCCGCCCCAAAAATATCTGTCAAAGCCTGAGTTCCCATCCCGCTTAGTTTCTCCAAGTTCGCGGCTAATCCTTCCGCCTCAATTGTTGTCGCGCTTATATCAACCCCGAAATCTTTTAGTTTTTTCTGACCTCGTGAACTTACAAGCTTAAGCATTGAAACCTTCAAACCAGTGAAAGCCGTTTCAGCCTTTACACCTGCCGCAGTTGATTGGGCAATAATCGCGTTGACTTCTGACAGCGGAACATTCAAAGTTGCCGCCACAGATGCAACTTTACCAATATTATCCGCGTACTCAGAAACAACTATTTTTCCATCATTCTGAGTTTGAATAAATTGATCCATTATTTTTTGCGACTCTGAAGCGCTGGCCCCATACGCATTTAAAACACTTGTTAAAGCATTTCCTGTTGTATTGAGGTCAGCAAATCCACCCGTTGCCCCTTGACTTGCCGCCTTTAAAACTTGCGCGGCCTCTGCGGCTCTACTAAAGCCAGCCGAAGCAACGTCGTAAGAAGCCGTCGTCAACTCAGTCACACTGATTTGATTATTCAACTCAGCCGATACCATTTTGAGCTGATGAACTAAATCTTCTGAATTTCCTCCTAGCGTCTCAAACTTCGCTTCGCCGAAATCTTGTTTGACTAAAGTGCTAAACATTTGCTGCAATGCTGCACCCGCCGCAATTAACGGAAGGATCGGAGCTAATGCCGAATGTAACGCCATCCCCGCGCCAGCAATCCCCGGTGTGGCTGCTTTAGCTGCGCCACCTATCCCAAGAAAGCCAAGAGCTGTTCCTTTTAATCCACCTTGAACAACCTTTAATTTCGAACCTTGCTTGTTGATCGTTCCGTTAAATTTCTTTGCTTGCGCGTCAACTTTTTTTAGACCATTTATTGTCTGTCCAGTTTCAAGGCGTAAAGCAATACCGACTTGTTTCATTATTTACACTGCCTCAAAAACATCGAAAGTAATCCTGACCTGAGTCTGAAAATATGATTCAGGTTCGGGATTGACAAAAACTTCAGGGCCAACAGGCGCATCAAAATAAACCCCTGAAACTTTTACTTTATTATAAAGATCTCGAATCCTTTTCCCGACAATAAAATTTTCACCCGGTCCCATTCCTTTCGTACTAAATACATTAAAAACAACAACGCCACTAACCTTATTCTGATCCATCGAAACATAAGAACTACTGCCGAAACTAATATCGCATTGAACCCAAGTTTTTTTGTTTGGTGGCTTGAAAGGCGTGTTATTAAAAACGACCGTAATTGGTGGAGTGCCTGTTAAGAGTTCATCTTGTAGACGCGTTTCAATCGTCGATCTAACTGTGTTTAAATCTGCCGCAGCCATTACTTACCACCCCACGCTTTCCAGAGTTGCTTGCTCCTATCTTCAAGGTCTTTTTCTATTAAGTCAATCCAGCCAACCTTTTGTTTTATAGCTTCGCCTCTTTTCTTATTTCCGCTTCTATATTTTCCACCCCAAGAAGGCGGCAAGCTTGTTCCAAAAACAACAGGCTCCGCATAAGGCAAATTGTTATGCACATAATAAGTATTTCCAACTTTTTCTTTCCCGACAATGTAATTACTTCCCTTGGCTTTCCCCGCATTTTGATATTTACCCGGTGGCTTTGGTGCGCCGCTTGTGTCGTTTTGTCCTATCTGCCAACTAGCGGCAAGTCTTCCTGTATCAACTGGCGTTCCTTGTTTTACTAACGAATCGGCTTCTAAAACCAAAACGCGCATTAATTGATCCAACTCCTTTTCATATTCTGGACCCATATCAAGAATAGAAATATTGTTAAACATTACGCCCTCAAATACAAAACATAGTTAAGAAAAACGCCCGCTTGTATTTCTTTTTCAATTCTAATAATTTGATAAGTTACCCCACTGAAAACAAGTTGATCTGTGGTCGAAGGTTCAAAGGTTAAAGCACTGGCGGCAATCAATAATTTAAGATCGTCGCCCTGAATTAATTCATTAACTTCTCTTTGATTAACAGACGACAAAACACCCTTTAAAGAGGTGTCACTTGTCGAACGATTAACTTGACTATTTTTGACGTCATAAGTTCCCATCGTTACGCGTCGAAAAGTGACAGAAGTCCCAATACCGGGACTTGCGATAATTTTCCCGACGACTTTTCTTAAACCCGTTTCAAGTCCCATTTATAAATAATAGGCAATCACAGAACCGGCGCTTGTCTGAGTAATACTTGTAAAAACTCCCTCGATTTCTGTACTTGCTTTTAAATCAATTCCAGAAACAGTC